AGCAAATAGATTATAACGAGGAGATGTCTAGAACACTAGGTGTTACTCGAGGTAATTTTCAGTGGGTTAATGGAATTAAAGATTCTCAAGTTATATTTTATCCAGATCCAAAGGGTAGATTTAAAACCAGTTGGGTTCCACCTCAGCAGCTACAAAACAAAGTTGTACTAAAGAATGGGGTTAAATGGCCAGGAAACGAACACATGGGTGCTTTTGGTTGTGATAGTTATGATATATCAGGAACAGTGGATGGAGTTGGGTCTAAGGGAGCTTTGCATGGACTAACAAAGTTTAGCATGGAAGATGCTCCCGCTAATAGCTTTTTTTTAGAATACTTATCAAGACCTCCAACGGCGGAAATTTTTTTTGAAGATGTTTTGATGGCTTTAGTTTTTTATGGAATGCCAATATTAGCAGAGAACAACAAACCGCGTTTATTATACTATTTAAGAAGAAGAGGCTATAGAGGGTTCAGCATGAATAGACCTGATAAAATATGGAACAAATTATCTGTAGCAGAAAAAGAAGTTGGTGGTATACCAAATTCAAGCGAGGATATAAAACAAGCACACGCCGCTGCGATTGAGATGTATATTCAAGATCACGTAGGCGTTAAACAAGACGGAACTCACGGGGATTGTTATTTCAATGAGTTACTAAACGATTGGACAAAGTTTGATATAAACAAAAGAACAAAGCACGATGCGTCAATAAGTTCTGGCTTAGCTATTATGGCTAACAATAGGCACTTGTACGCGCCAAGTGCAAAAGTTGAAAAACCAAAGCTAAATATAAACATTTCCAGATACACAAACACTGGAAATAATTCACAAATAATCAAGTAATAAATATGGCAGAGTCTGGCATTAAAAGTTATTTCCCAAGTCAAACGGTTAGCGATGCCGAAAAGCTAAGCTATGAGTATGGGTTAAAAGTTGGTAAAGCTATAGAGCAAGAGTGGTTTAATAGCGATAGAGGCTCTAATAGGTATAAAACTAATAGTAATGATTTTCACAATTTAAGATTGTACGCTCGAGGCGAGCAGTCTATTCAAAAGTATAAGGATGAGTTATCTATCAACGGTGATTTGTCCTATCTTAATTTAGATTGGAAGCCTGTCCCTATTATTTCTAAGTTTGTCGACATAGTTGTTAACGGTATTGCCGAAAGAACTTACGATATAAAAGCTTACTCACAAGATCCATTTGGTGTGGCTAAAAGAACTCAGTACATGGAGTCAATACTAGCAGATATGAGAGCTAAGGAGTTTAATGATTTTGCAATGAAAGCTTTTGAGGTGAATCTTTATGAGAATGACAAAGATTCTTTACCAGAAACAGAGGAAGAGTTAAAGCTCCATATGCAACTTACATACAAACAATCTATAGAGTTGGCGGAAGAACAGGCTTTAAATGTTTTAATGGAGGGAAATAATTACGAATTAATTAAAAAGCGTTTTTATTATGATTTAACCGTACTTGGTATTGGCGCTGTAAAAACCAGCTTTAATACATCTGAGGGTGTTGTAATCGACTATGTAGATCCAGCCAACCTTGTGTATTCGTATACAGATTCTCCATATTTTGAGGATATATATTACGTAGGTGAGGTTAAAACTATACCCGTAAATGAATTAGCCAAAGAGTTTCCGCATTTATCTGAGAGCGACTTAGAAGGTATAATGAAGAATAAGTCTAATAATAGGTCTAATCACAACTCAAGACATAATTACGATAAAGAGGACACTAATACTATTCAAGTTCTTTACTTTAATTACAAGACCTATATGAACGAGGTTTATAAAATGAAGGAAACAGCTAGTGGCGCTGATAAGATTATACCTAAAGACGATAACTTTAACCCACCTGAAGATAAAGAAGGTGGATATGGAAAAATGCTAAGGTCTATAGAATGCCTTTACGAGGGTGCTATGATTCTGGGTACTGATAAGTTACTTAAGTGGGAGTTGGCTAAAAACATGATGCGAGAAAAAAGTGATTTTACTAAAGTAAAAATGAACTACTCTATTGTTGCTCCTAGAATGTATGATGGTAGAATAGATTCTTTAGTTAAAAGGATAACTGGCTTTGCTGACATGATTCAATTAACACATCTTAAGCTTCAGCAAGTAATGTCTAGATTAGTTCCAGATGGTATTTATTTAGATGCAGATGGTTTGGCTGAAATTGACTTGGGTAACGGAACAAACTATAACCCACAAGAAGCCCTAAACATGTATTTCCAAACTGGATCTGTTATAGGTAGATCGTTTACTTCAGATGGTGATGTGAATCCAGGTAAAATACCTATTCAAGAGATTACATCTGGATCTGGTGGTAATAAAATGCAAGCTTTAATTGGTACGTACAACTACTATTTACAAATGATAAGGGATGTAACTGGACTTAACGAAGCTAGAGATGGTAGTACTCCAGATAAAAATGCTTTAGTTGGTATACAAAAAATGGCAGCAGCAAATTCAAACACAGCCACTAGACACATACTACAAGCTGGGTTGTTTTTAACAGCAGAAACAGCTGGGTGTTTATCATTAAGGATTTCGGATATTATAGAGTATTCTCCAACAAAAGATGCTTTTATACATCAGATAGGGGTTCACAATGTTGCTGCGCTAGAAGAAATATCAGAGCTACATCTTTATGATTTCGGTATATTTATTGATCTAATGCCGGATGACGAGGAGAAAGCTATTCTTGAAAACAACATTCAAATGGCCTTACAACAGCAAAGTATAGATTTAGAAGACGCTATTGACCTTAGAGACATAAAGAACGTAAAGCTTGCAAACCAACTTCTTAAAATACGTAGAAAAAAGAAAATGGATAAGGATCAAGCACTGCAAGAAAGGAATATGCAAATGCAAAGTCAAATGAATCAACAAGCGGCTAAAGCAGCAGCTCAAGGTGAGGTTCAAAAAAACCAAGCACTAACAGCTAGTCAAGGGCAATTGGAGCAGTTAAAAGCTCAATTGGCTTCTCAAAAAATGGAGCAAGAGGTTGGGCACAAAAAACAGTTAATGCAATTAGAGTTCCAGATGAACATGCAGTTGAAAGGAATGGAAGTTAGTGGCAAAAGAGCAGGTGAAAAAGAAAAAGAAGATCGTAAAGACGAAAGAACAAAGATCCAAGCATCTCAACAAAGCGAGATGATTGACCAAAGAAATAGTGGTAAACCACCTAAAAACTTTGAGTCCGCGGGTAATGATATACTAGGTGGCGGATTTGATTTAGGTGCTTTTGACCCTAGGTAAAATTATTAATTATTATTATATTATATTATGGAAGAAGAAAATGAAAAAGTAGTCGAAGAGATTACACAGGAAACAACTGAACAAGTTGATGAAAGTAAATTTGAATCCGCTGGAGATGACAGCATAATGAAAGTAGATTTAAGTAAACCCCCAATACCAAAAGAAGATGAAGTTAAAGAAAGTGACGCTGACGACAGCGGAGTGGTTGCAAGCGCTGAAGATGCCGAGCCCACACAAAAACAAGAAGAAGTACAACCGGAAGCACAAGCACAAGAAACTCCAGCGCTAGAGGAAGTAACCAAAGAAGAGGTTGAAGAGGTAGAAGAGCAAGTTGTAGAAGCTATAGCGCAAGCCGAGGCTACTGGAGAGGCTTTACCAGAAAATATACAAAAGCTAGTTGACTTTATGGGAGAGACTGGTGGTGATATAAATGACTACGTAAAGCTTAACCAAGACTACAGTGGGCTAGACGATTCTGATTTGTTACATGAATTCTACAAGCAAACAAAACCTCATTTAAACCAAGAAGAAATTAACTTCCTTATGGAAGATACATTCTCATTCGACGAAGATATGGACGACGATAGAGATATAAGAAGAAAAAAATTAGCGTTAAAAGAGCAAGTTGCAAGCGCTAAAAGCCACCTAGACGGGCAAAAGTCTAAATACTATGAAGAGATTAAGATGGGATCTAAGCTCACAACCGAGCAGCAGAAAGCAGTTAACTTCTTTGATAGGTACAACAAGGAATCAGAAGAGATTTCAAAAAGCAGTGAAAAAAATCGTAATAACTTTACACAAAAAACAAATAATGTTTTTAACGACAAATTCAAAGGTTTTGAATACAACGTCGGTGATAAAAGCTATCGATTTAATGTTAAGGATGCGGATAAAGTTAAATCTGAACAAAGTGATATAAATCAATTCATGACAAAGTTTGTCAATGAAGATTCCACTTTAAAAGATGCTAGCGGATATCACAAGGCATTATTTACAGCCAGCAACCCTGACGCGATTGCAAAGCACTTTTACGAACAAGGTAAAGCGGATGCTATGAAAGATAGTGTCTCTAAAGCCAAGAATGTAGATATGAACCCAAGACAAAGTCATGGGAAAATTGAAGCAGGTGGTACAACGTATAGAGTGTTAGGTAGTGATTCTTCTGGTTTTAAAATTAAAAATAATAAATTTAAAAATTAAAAAAACAAAATTATGGCAATTACAGGAGGAGGCAGTTTACGCTCCACACCCGCACCAGTCCAAGCCGCGTTAGCGACTAATTTCTTAGACTTCGCAACAGGAGCTACGGATGACACAAACTGGGCACAACAATTTTTACCAGATCTTATGGCTGCAGAGGCTGAGGTGTTCGGAAATAGAACAATCTCAGGATTTCTTGCACAAGTAGGAGCTGAAGAAGCAATGAGTTCTGACCAAGTAGTTTGGTCTGAGCAAGGTCGCTTACATTTATCGTACAACGGTGTGACATCATCAACTGGTGTAACATTTACCGTTGATTCTGACGTAGACGGAAATGCTACAACTGATCACGGTATTAGAGTTGGTGATACGGTTATAGTATCTGACGCTAGTGCTAGTATCAAAGCATTTGTTAGTGCTGTTTCTGGCGCTGCATGTACTATTAATCCTTTTAATCATAATACAATGGTTGCTGGTGGTGTTGCTGATACAGCGGTAGCAGGAGCGGTTAATATATTAGTTTATGGTTCTGAATTTGGAAAGGGTACAGTTAACCAAACAACAGCTAATAAACCAAGTCATAAATCTTACTCTAATCAACCAATAATCATCAAAGACATGTACGAAGTTAATGGATCTGATGCTTCTCAAATTGGATGGGTTGAAGTTACTGGTGAAGACGGAGGCGCAAACGGTTACTTATGGTACTTGAAAGCTGAAGGTGAAACTAGAATGAGATTTACTGATTACTTAGAAATGGCTATGCTAGAAGCTGAAACTGCTGCTGCATCTGCAGGTACGAATGCTGCATCTATTACTCCTGCTGGATCACTTGCTGGGGCAATTAAAGGTAGTGAAGGTTTATTTGCTGCTATTGCTGAAAGAGGTAATACAACTTCTGGCGTTACTGGCGTGAATGCTGCTACTGATTTAGCTGAATTTGATGCTATCTTAGCTGAGTTTGATAGAAATGGAGCTATTGAAGAAAACATGATGTTTGTAAACAGAGCTACTTCGTTAGCAATGGATGACATGTTAGCTTCTATGAATTCTTACGGAGCTGGTGGTACTTCTTACGGAGTATTTGACAATTCTGAAGATATGGCATTGAACTTAGGTTTCTCTGGTTTCAGAAGAGGTTCTTATGACTTCTACAAGTCTGACATGAAGTACTTAAACGATCAAGGCACAAGAGGTGGTATTAAAGATACTGTAAACAACATTAGAGGTGTTGTGATTCCTGCTGGAGTTTCTTCAGTATATGATCAACAATTAGGTAAAAACTTGAAAAGACCGTTCTTACACGTAAGATATAGAGCTTCTCAAACTGAGTCTAGAAAAATGAAAACTTGGATTACAGGTTCTGTTGGAGCTGTTACATCTGATTTAGACGCAATGACTGTTAATTACCTATCTGAAAGATGTTTAATTACTCAAGGCGCTAACAATTTCATGTTAATGAAATAAGCACTATTTATATTAAAGAGACTGGGATTAATTTCCCAGTCCCTTTTATTTTTATTAATTTATATTATATTATATTATGGCTAAAAAAGCTAACACAAAGAAAGTTGAGGTAGAACCTCAAATCGAAACAATGGAAGAAGTAGTTACAGAATTTTTTGAAGAAACTGTGGTTGCAGAACCAAAAATTAAAAAACCGGTTATGGAAACTCCAAAACCAAAAAAAAATACTTGGGAAATAAAAGATAGATTATATCTTTTAAAAAACAACAGAACCCCTTTGAGTAAGTCTATTAAGTCTGCAAACATATATTGGTTTGACAAAGAACTAGGCTATGAAAGAGAAATAAAATATTGCGAAAATCAAAGAACTCCATTTGTAGATGAAATGAAGGGCGATCAAAGATTATCTCATATTATTTTTAGAAACGGAGTTTTAGCTGTGCCAGAAAACAAAGTGGTATTACAAAGGTTTTTATCTTTATACCACCCGCACAGAAACAAAGTCTATGAAGAGCTAGATAGTGTAGAAATAGCAACCAATGAAATAGATATATTAGAGCGAGAAATCAAAGCTTTAAATGCGGCTCAATCTATTGACATAGACATGGCAGAGGCTATAATGCGTGTCGAGGTTGGTTCTAAAGTATCAGAGATGAGTTCTAAGGAACTTAAAAGAGATTTACTATTATATGCTAAAAGAAACCCAAGTTTGTTCTTAGAGCTAGTGAATGATGAAAATGTTGTGCTTAGAAACTTTGGTATTAAAGCAACTGAAATGGGGATACTAAAATTATCTTCAGATCAAAGAACTTTTTCATGGGGATCTAACGATAGAAAACTAATGAACGTTCCGTTTGATGAGCATCCTTACTCAGCTTTAGCCGCTTGGTTTAAAACTGACGAAGGAATGGAGATTTACTCCAATATTGAAAAAAGATTAAATTAATCTAACTGTAGATGCGGTCGCCCTGCGGGGCGATCGTAAACTACTAAATTTAATTATATGAAAAAAAAATCAAAAGGCTTAGGAGATACAATAGAGAAAATTACAAAAGCAACTGGAATAAAAAAAGTTGTGGACACTGTAAGCAAGGTTGTTAAAAAAGATTGCGGATGTGGAGCAAGAAAAGATACTTTAAATAGATTGTTCCCATATAACAAATAAAAAGAAATTATGGCGGTAAATATAGATACGGTGTACCAAAGAGTTTTAGCCCTTGCTAATAAAGAGCAGAGAGGCTATATAACACCTCAAGAGTTTAACTTGTTTGCTAACCAAGCTCAAATGGAAATATTTGAACAGTATTTTTATGATTTAAACCAAGCAGCTATAATTCCCGGTAACCATTACGTGCATGCTGATGTAGACGACATGCTTGAAGAAAAAATGCAGATATTTGAGCGTGACGACGGGGCTACTACTGTAAGTGCTTACCCTGTTATGCAGAGTGGTGCTTTACGACTACCAGCTCGCGTGTACAGAGTAAGTGGGTTGGAGTATAATAATCAAGCCTGTGAACTACTAAAAACAAGTGACTTTATTAGGGCCATGCAATCCGGCCCTTTAGTAGCCCCGACGGACACCCGTCCTATAGCTAACATTAGGGGAGGCGCTATAAGGGTAGTTGGGAGTAACAATGCTTCTTTGGTTCCAACGGGTCTTTTTTACTTCAGGCGACCAGCCGCTGTTACCTGGGGATACTTTGTTGTTAGTGGCGTAGCTCTGTACAACCCAAGCGCTACTACAGACTTTCAATTGCACGACTCAGAGCAATCGGAGTTAGTCTATAAGATATTAAAGTTTGCTGGTGTATCCATGAAACGGGGCGATATATTACAAGCTGGGCAAGGAATGGAAATGGCTCAAATTCAACAAGAAAAACAATAAATAAATGGGACTACTAAACCAAACGCAACAAACGTACTACCAAAGCAATGACCATGGTAATTATCAATTTGTTTCTTTAACAGATATAATTAATCAATTTATGGTGGTTTATGTTGGGGAGGATAAAATAATTCCAAAAGTTAAAAGATTAGACGTGGCTTTCCACGCTCAAAGAGCGTTGGCTGAATTATCATTTGATACATTCAAATCTTGTAAGGCACAAGAAATCACCGTACCTCCATCACTTCAAATGACACTTCCACAAGACTATGTTAACTACACTAAAATTAGTTGGGTGGATTCTGCTGGTATAAAACATTTACTGTATCCAACTAGTAAAACTTCAAATCCAGGTAGCAATCCATTACAAGATGCTGATGGAGATTTTATACTTCAAGCTGTAGGAGATTTAGACGATGGTTCTGAAGATGTAGTTTTAACAGCTGAACACAAGGATATTATTGTTGGTATGATTGTTACGGGTCCATATATTCCGGCTAATACTTTTGTTGGTGCTACTACAAACTTGAATGGCATTACAACCATAACGCTACATGATAGTGGTGGAATTGCTGTGTTGCCTACGCAGGGTAACACCGGGACAACACTAACCTTTACAAAGGTTGATGGTTCTTTAATATTACCACAAAAATCTTCCCATATAGTAGAAAGTTTAACTTGGAATCTTTTTGATTATAAAATAACAGGTACTGCTGCTGCTGAGCTGACAGATATTAAAGTTGGTATGATAGTATCTCACGATTATTTCCCTATAGGAACCGTTGTGACAAATGTTTCTGGCACTACGATAGTAGTGGATCAACTACCATCTTTAGGGTGCTTCTTGAATATCTGTAATGATGGAGAAATCACTTTTATATCTCCAGATTTAATAGATTCAGATACTTGGTCTAACTACAAATCCGGAACGCCATCTGAAAACCAAGATGATTACCAAGATGATACTTATTGGCCAATGGACGGATCAAGATATGGATTAGATCCTCAACACGCTCAAGCTAATGGTTCGTTTTATATAGATTGTGTTTCTGGAAAAATACACTTTAGTTCTAATATTAGCGGAAAAACTGTAATCTTAGATTACATAAGCGATAGTCTTGGTACGGATGGAGAAATGCAAGTGCATAAATTCGCTGAAGAAGCTATGTACAAGTGGATGTCGCATGCTATATTATCTGGTAAAGCTAACATCCCAGAATATCAAATCAATAGATTTAAAAAAGAAAGGTTTGCAGCTATAAGAACTGCAAAATTAAGATTATCAAACATTAAGTTAGAAGAAATCACTCAAATTTTAAGAGGTAAATCAAAACAAATAAAACACTAGTACATGCCAGAGATTAAGAAGCAGTTTACCGGTGGTAAAATGAACAAGGATGTGGACGAAAGACTTGTTCCCAACGGGGAGTATAGAGATGCTATGAATATACAGGTTTCAACATCAGAAGGATCTGAAGTTGGTACTATACAAAATATACTTGGTAATCACAGTATTGATGGACAAACATTTATACCTTACAGCGCTACTTGCATTGGTAGTATTGCTGATGAAAAGAACGATGCTTTTTACTGGTTTACGACAACAGCTGAAGAAAGTGCAGTTGATGCTCTCGCCAGCTTTACCTCGGCCCAACAACAACCAATCCTAGGAGTTTCCCACATAATACAGCATAAAAACAATATCATAACACCAGTGTTTACTGATGTGTCTTATGCCATATACAGCATGTTTAATAGTTTGGGCCATCCCACTTACGATTTAGCAGGCCAAACGATTACAATAATTACACCAACAGTTCCTATAATTGTTGGTATGAGTCTCACTATCCAGGACTACGTTGGTCTTACCACGTCTATGCCAAACGTAGTGACGGGTGTACTTGAAGGCACTATGCTTGGTAGTGTTATTACATTTCAAGATCCACTAACTTTCTTGGACGATTTAATGCAGCCCTTTAGCATGCCATCTATGCTTGGCACTATTTTGTATTTTAATTCTAGTAGTACTTTTGGGAATACTGCGGGCGAAGTTCTTGGTTTTACAAAAAGCAACTTAATTACAGGTATAAACATTATTGATGATTTATTACTTTGGACAGATGGATCAACAGAACCTAAAAAAATAAACATAACGCGTAGTATTGAAGGTACAGCTTCAACAGGCGATAAAAACACTCTACTGATAAATCATGATCAAGGTATATTTGATTCTAACGATATACTTGCACGGGAAAAACATATAACTGTTATTAAACAGTCTCCAAAAAATGCTTTAATAGTTGAAAAACAAACTGTACCAGATTATGGGTATGTAGCTTTGCCTTCCTCTATGAATTTTTTAAAGGATGTGAACGATCCTGCTTTGGGTAATCTTTCCGTTGGCGAATTAGTTGATAACCAAGCTATGGATGGGCTTTTTTTGGAACTAGACCCTACTGTGGCCAATCCAATGCTGGGGGACATATTACTTTTTAACCCGGTTATCGGTAATAATACACCCCCTGAAGAATACCAAGTAAAAGTGAAATTAACTCAGTCGTTAAATAACGGTAATAATACGTTGTATAATTCATTTCTCACATTCGTAAATAGCTTTTTAGGTCCTCTTTTTAATTTCTACACTGCAGATAGTTTTCAAATCTGGAGAGCCGAGATAGTTACTATTAGTTATGATACGCTGACCGTTTCTCAAGACTGGAATTGGGCGGTTCAACCCCCAGAACAAAAAACCTTTAAAAATAAGTTTCCTAGATTTTCTTATAGATGGCGGTATCAAGACGGTGAATATTCTACCTTTGCGCCGTTTACCAATGTTGTTTTTGAACCAAAAAATGAGTTTAAATACGATGTTAAGGAAGCTTATAATTTAGCTATGGAAAACGTCATAACACAAGTAAAGCTCTCTGGTTATAATCAAAACTTACCCGAAGACGTTGTAAGTATAGACATACTATATAAAGAATCAAACTCACCCGTAATATATGTAGTAGATACTATAAATGATGTGAATCCACTTTCAATAGTTAATAGTTTTGAAGTTACGCCTAATCAATTAAAAGCAGCCTTACCAAGCAATCAGCTTCTTAGGGCTTGGGATAACGTTCCAAGAACAGCTTTAGCTCAAGAAGTTAGTGGTAGCAGGGTTATATATGGTAATTACTTGCAAAACTACAACCTTGAAGAAGAAATAGTGATAAAGGCTAACACTGTAGACAGAAGTATTTGTGATGTTAATTACGAGAAAAAATCTTTAAAGTCAATTAGAAACTATGCTTTAGGGGTTTCTTTTTTAGATAAATATGGTAGACAGTCCCCTGTATTTACCGACAAAGAAGGCAGCATAGACATACCAATAATAGAAGCGCAAAAGCAGAATCAACTAACAGCTAGAGTATCAAAGGGTACGCCTGGTTGGGCAACTCACCAAAAGTTTTTTATAAAAGATATTTCTAATGAGTATTATAACTTAGCCATGGATAGGTTTTATGATGCAAGGGATGGTAATATCTGGTTGAGCTTTCCGTCTTCTGAAAGAAACAAAATTGATGACGAGACGTTTTTAATATTAAAAAAAGGTGTTGAAGGAGATGTTCCTGTTGTTGAGTCAAATAAGTACAAGATTTTAGCTATAGAAAACGAAGCACCTCCTTTTATAAAAAGGCGAGTTATTCCCATATCACTGGCTAGGGAGACTGACATAGATCCATTTGGAAATGGTACACCCAGTGTATTCGTGGATTCCACTGGCTATCCAACGGTTGGTAGTCAGAAAATCCTAATAGACAAACTTTACTGGGATGCTGTAGCATCACCTTTAGTTGACGCAAGCAGTGTAGCTTTATTTGAAGAAATTGAATTGAAATTTTCGATTGCAGTGGGTGCAAGTGGAGCTAGTCAGTCCTCTAAACCTTACAAAGTGAGTGCTATGAGTGTTGATGTCGCTTCAGGTGATTATGTTTTTATGTTACAAGATAGTATATCAGATGATGATTCATGGCTTTCGAATTCTACTAACACACAACCTGAAGATACTATTGCTGTAGAGATAAGTCGCGTGGTCGTCAAAGATAGTCCAGAGTTTCAAGGTAGGTTTTTTGTTAAAGTAGCTAAAGATCCAATTGTAAACCAAAACATAATTGGTCAAGCAATAAATAGCTTAGATACAGAAGAAAGAACTATATCAACTTTACCGTTTCATTATCTAGCAGATCAGGATGGTTCGTCAGGCCACGACACAACTTCTACTAAACACCAAGAATCTTCGACTGACACGTTTGGGAATTGGAATGCGGTTCTTTCTCCGTCAGCAACAAGTTCAACGCCTGAGGGCTTTTGGTTTATTGACGCGGCTTATTACCATGGTACGTATGATCCGGTCATGTACGGCACATGTGTAGGTGCTTTTACCCCTTCGTATTGGCAAGCTATCAACATCCCAGCTGCAGCTCCTCCTTCAAATGATCCGGCAATGTATGGTGCTGCTATAACAACATCTGGCTTTAATAAAGGCATAGAGCCCGACGGTAATGGTGGAGCGTATATTTACTTAAGTTACAGTAATTTACAAAACGCAGAAAGTAGTGGGTCTCTCCACACTTCTAGTGCGGACACCGACGCTATTTGGGAATGTGGAAATGCCGTAAGTAATTTAGCTCCAGGACCTCAGGAAGAGGCATTATATGAACACGGAATACAAGAATTAGGCCCTTGGGATTGTGGAAACACACAGCATTGGACACTTGGACAGCCGACCATAAACTCTAACCACGCGACTGTAAAACAACAAAATCAGTTTTTTCAAGACTCTCGACTCATGTTTGCTGGGGGAGATGAGATCTATACTATCATTAGCCCGTATGAAAAAATTTACCATGTTAATTACACTGGTTTCCAGGAATCCGATGATTTGTATACAATAGCACATGAAGACCAACTGTTCAATGGATTTACGACTATAACTTACTGGGAGGCTTTTTTTGACGAGATGTACTTTTTTGGAAGTCCTAATAATAGAAGGATAACATATAAAATACACCTTGACAAAGACCCTACTGATGCGCAGTATGGATTTAACCCAGTGGATCCAGCTACTGGAGCCACCGCAACTGAACTTGGTTATATATTCTTTATAGAAGAAGATTACGTGAATGTAGAAGATCAAGTTGTTAGTGAATTTCCAGCTATATGGGAAACAGAACCCAAGAAAGATGTTGATTTGGATATATACCGTGAAATAGATAGTACTTATCCTCTTGAAATAAATAATGATACAAATTATACTTTTGCACCTAAGGGTAGCACCATATCACTTAGTAAGTTTGGTAATCCCCTTCCGCCTTCAAACTTTATAAACCCGTTTAACGCGGTTGTTCAAGCGTGGGTAGGGAATAAAGTTATACTTTCCAACCCTATTCAATTAGATGAATATTATTATAGCGACACGGCTAACATGCTAATAACGTTTCACAGGCCTGACGGTAGTTGTGTTAGTTCTACAATAGATGGCTGGGACGACGATGATTTAAGCGCGGTTGTTGGTTATCCTACTTGGCCAAGTGGCGAATTTTTGCCTACAAATATTGTTATTAATAAAAACGTTTCTAAGCAAACCGTTTCTTTATCTTGGTTTAATTGTTATTCTTTTGGAAACGGCGTAGAGTCACAAAGGATTAGAGATGATTATAATCAAATAACTATAGACAAAGGAGTCAAAGCCTCTTCGACGCTAAACGAACTGTATAAAGAAGAGCATAGAAAATACGGTTTAATATACTCTGGATTGTACAATTCAACTACTGGCGTAAATAATTTGAATCAGTTTATTGCGGCTGAGAAAATCACTAAAGATATAAATCCTACTTACGGTAGTATACAAAAACTATACTCAAGATCTTCCGCGGATGGTGATTTAATAGCTTTGTGTGAAGATAGGATTTTAAAAATATTAGCAAATAAAGACGCGGTGTTTAATGCTGATGGAAATCCACAATTAATAGCTACGGAAAATGTTCTAGGCCAAGCTATGCCTTACTCTGGGGAGTATGGTATATCTAAAAATCCAGAATCATTTGCATCGGAAAACTACAGGGTTTATTTTACGGATAAAGTTAGGGGAACGGTTATGAGGTTGTCTAAAGACGGATTGACGCCAATATCAAGTCACGGAATGAAAGACTGGTTTAGAGATAATTTAAAATTATCAACTAAACTAATAGGAAGTCATGATGATAGAAATAACGAATATAATATAAACCTTAATTCCACTGTTTTAATGCCAACACTAGGCCAAACAGTTTCTTTTAGAGAAGATGTAAGGGGTTGGGTTAGTTTTAAATCTTTTATTCCAGAAAATGGTGTTAGCTGTGCGAATGATTATTATACGTTTCAGTATGGCAAGGCTTTTATGCATAACTCATCCACGCAGTTAAGAAACACTTTTTATAATGCGGGTGTTGATTCTAGCTTTACAGTTATTTTAAATGATGTTCCAGGAAGTATTAAATCTTTTGATACCATCAACTATGAGGGAAGTCAAGCTAGAATAACTGAGTTCACGGGCGCCATCTTTAATAATGCTGTTGTTAATGACGGGCAGTACCACAACCTAAGCTCTGTACCGGGATGGTACGTTGATAACGTTAAAACAGATCAAGAAATTGGGGGTATTAATGAGTTTATAGAAAAAGAAGGAAAGTGGTTTAGCTATATGAAGGGTGTTGAAATAGCGCATTACGAAGGTGAACTCAACGGCCTCCCAGCGCAAAGGCCAACAATAAATCCTGATGGCAGTTCTACATTTGATCAGGCTAGCTTTGCAGTACAGGGGCTAGGTGTATTAGGTGGGACTCCGATCATTAATTTAACAGGGGATTGTACAGATCCAACAGCTAGTAATTATAATCCAAATGCTGATTGGGATGATGGAAGTTGTATTCCATTTGTGTACGGATGTATGGCGCTTTCTGCTTTTAATACTAGCGAACCACTGGCAAATACAGAGGATGGAAGTTGCAATTGGTATGGGTGTATTGATCCTGGTGGTGATATGTTACCTTCATCTGTTACTGCTTTTGGGGCAGAAGCGTTAAATTATGAGAATCAATATCCAGGAGCTATTCTAGATGACGGAAGTTGTATTCTTATTGTTTATGGTTGTTTAGATCCTTTGAATTCTAATTATAATCCTGATGCAAATATGAATGCGGAAGGAGGTAGCGCTGAAGCTTGTATTCCTATTGTATGGGGTTGTTTGGAGGAGGAAGGTGTTAATTATTACGCAGGAGCTGCATATGATAATGGTCTGTGTTCGATGCCTGGGTGTGTTCTTTATCCTAACGCCAGTAACTATCAATATAGTACTGTAACTGGTGCACTATTCTCTAGCAGCGCTCTCAACTATGTTGTTTTTGACCCATTGGACCCTACTGCTGGAGTTTATGATGATGGATCTTGTATAATACCGGGATGTACTGATTTCGGTGGTTTAACTGAGACAGAATGGATTGCACTGGGTTATCCAACGGCTAATACCACACAAGTGTACACGGGTAATCCAGCGGGAAATTACAGCTCTAACGCCACTACTGACAATGGCTCTTGCTTATACTGTTCTGATACTACTGCTAATAATGATGATGCTAGTGGTGGCTCGTCTAACATGACTGAGGGTTGTCAGTACTGTATGCTTGAAGGCTGGGCTCAATATTCTATTTCGGGAAATATTACTACTGGTGAACTTACCATAGTTGTTACGGCGGAAAATGGTTTAGGTAATATACCTCAGCCAGCCCTTGTCGATAGTATAGCGTTTACAATTACTGATTACACTACTTATCCAGCTGGATTTCCGCTTTTACTAGGCTTTGATCAACAAGACGTGGAGTATGACCCTACAACATTCACTTGGACTGTAGTGATACCTTCACTTGATCTTTATAACCCTATTAATATTAATGTGATTGGAGAGTGTAGTAATACTGATAGTCAAACATTAAGTTTTACAACTACAGCTTTTGGAGTTCCAACACCTGGTTGTACTGAGTTGTATGCCTGTAATTTTAATATTAGTGCAACTTCTGATGATGGAACATGTGAATACTATTCGTGTAGTGGTTGTACAGATCCTTTGGCGATTTCTTCATCTTACAATAAACAAAACACGGGCCCAAACGCAGGGCTGCCGTGTGTGGGTGCAACAGGATGTACTACAGCATGTGGTAATGGAATAATTGCTGGGGCCGGTGTTCCACCTGATGGTTGTTGTGATTATGATATAATGGGTTGTATGGATGTTAATTATGATAATTATAATCCGCTAGCTACAGTTAGTGATGGTTCATGTATTATGTATGTTTATGGCTGTACTAACCAAGCATATACCCAATATGATCCATTAGCAAATGTTGATGATGGTAGTTGCGCTACACTTATTGACTACGGTTGTATTGATGATAGAGCGTGTAATTACCTATACAATCAAAATGGCATTCATATACCAACAATGGATCATGATTGTACTATGACTCAAAACGGTACAGTACACACCTGTTGCGCGTATGGATTTGATGATGTCTATGTTGGAGGAACAGCCGGCCAGTCGGGCTCAATACCATACGAATCTACTGGAGCTACATTGGCTAGTGATTTAGAACTAGAAAGAACCAAACACTATATAGATGGAAATTCTTTCCCTCCCGATATTAATATTGGCTTAAGTTTTGACCATTCACTTGGAAATTCTCTAATTGATCAATTTTGGGCAAATATGTGGGAGAGAAACGACGATGACACCGGTTGGGATTGGATAGCGCAATATGTTAGAGTAAACGCAGGATCATATCTTACTAATAGTGGTGGGACATGGAATGACGCTCCTTTTAAAGAAGGAAGTAACACCTTTCAGTGGACAAACACCGCGGCAGATGATACGGACACAGATAACTATGACCACAAGCCCTATAACGCTATCGGTGGCATAAGAAAATACTTGGTAAGAATGGGTCAGAAGGTTAACGGTATTTCGTATGGGTATACTGTACTCCCTACCTATGGTAGTACTAACATACCGGGTTGTGGAGTCTCACTAGTATTTAATTTTGAACCGACTGGCTGCATGACACCTGATATATTTGGTGGGGCGCACGCGAATCCAATACTAGGTTGTTTAGATTTTGATGCGTGTAACAATGACTGTGCAGTAGATGCTAATGGAAATGCAACAGCACCCAGCACTGGTACAAATTGTGGAGATCAAGTTACTTGCCATGATCAAAACCTATGTACAATGCCACCTGATACCGCAACTTGTGTTACAACTACGACTAATCAGGGACAAACACACACTTGCGTGGCTGATGCTTGCTTTATAGTTTCACCAGGACCTTATGTGGGGACTTTAATCTCCTCAGCTGTTTCTATATGTCAAAACACCGCTTTAGATCCATCAGATGGTTATGCAAATAAATGCAATCTTGCTACCCAATAAACCAATAATCTATATTAAAAAACAATTATGGCTATAATACAAATATTAATTAGTTTCCCTGCTCTCAATGTCTCTGTTCAAGTTGGAGATATAGTATACTGTACAGTTCAAGGTACAGCAGGGGGTTTTGACGCTTCAACGCTTTCTCAAACCAGAAGGATTGGGCCTATTACGGCTATAAACGGTAATACTCTAGCTGTTAATTTTGATAGCCAATTAACGCATGGCCCTGGTCAAGGTGATTTTATTTCATTTGCTAAAGACAAAACGGTTAATACTTCTAGTCTACTGGGTTACTATGCTAAGGTGAAGTTTGTTAACAGTTCTAAACACGAAGTTGAATTATTTTCGGTTGGATCAGAAATACAAGAAAGTAGTAAATAAATAGAATAATAAATGTCATATCACAATACAACTCCACCCACTACAACTACACAAAGCGCTACGGCCTTACAAAGAGCTACAAGTGCTCAAGGTCAAGTTGCGCCTCTTGGTTTTCATTACATGCCAGATGGTACACTAATGGCGGATAGCGAAATGCCTTCAAATCGTGATGCGGCAGTTGATGTAAAAACCATAGCTTATTTTAATATGGATTTGTCAACCCTACCCTCTAATGCAAACACTAGAGTATTTTCAATAACAGGCGATCATGGAGCTGTTTTTAGTCTAGAGATTAAAGACAATACTGGAAAGTACTATAATTTTATTACAAATGCTTTTCAAACAAACAAGTCTGGTTTATATAACAAAACCATTAACGGTGTTGATTCTAAAGGTGTAGTAAGGTTTGCAGCGCTTCCTGATAACAATATTGATAGATATGACATATTTTTGTTTGCCGAGCCACTAACGACTAGGCATGCTGATTATATTGAGGTTAGATTTGGGGATGGTAGTATAGACATAAATAGCTCTACCGGTTCCAACTCATTACTGATGACTAAGGTTTTATATCAATACCCAGCTGTAACGCTAAGCATTGTTCCATTTTCACCACAAAGCACTGTGGAGGCCGGAAGTTTAGTAACTGCTACTATAGCGGCTAACGTTGGGTCTGTGTCAAGTAAACAAGCGTTTAGCACATCCTGTGATGTAACAACTGCGACTAAATGTTATAGAATAATAAAACAACCTGGAACTATTGATTTAGCTTCTTACGTGGGATTGACAATAGGAGACGCTCCAATTAAAATACCTGGTGAAAACGAATACCCAACAGCAACACCTGCTTTTACAGGTGATGATATTAATGGCACAGTTATCAGTGGCAGGATAGTTAGAATGGATAACACTGATTTATCAGCGGTTATTAAAGTTGGAGATAAAATAACAACACCGGTAACTACTGACACCGTTGATGGGATTGTGGAAAGTGGTGTAAAAGTGGTTATGGATAATAATGTTGCCTTAAAAATGGCTATTGGAGACCAAGTTACCGGTAATGCTTATTTAGATGCAAACATAGTAACAGTTGCGGCATTAAACCCTGACGAAGACAACGCTAAAGAGTTTGCTTTATCAGAAGCCGTAGAGTTGGCAGACGGTATAACACTTTCATTTAGTTCTAAAATAAACAGAAGTCTAACAACGGTTACGGCTGTTGAAACTAGTAGTACAGATGCTGTTAACGGCGCTAGAGATGCGTCTGGTGTAGCTGTAACTATGGATTCTGCTGTTGCAACTAAAATGGCCGTTGGAGATATAGTAACTGGAAATACCGCTCTTGACGCTGGTGTATTTACAGTTGCTTCTTTAGATAATACTAACATTTTTTCTTTATCATCAGCGGTTGCAATAGCAGATGACACAATACTAACGTTTAGAACTGCCACTGATTTTACAATGTCTCAAGCTATTCAATTCCGTGATAATGCTCCTTTGACATTTTTTAATCAAGCAAATTATAGATGGAAAATAACTAATCGAGCGGATTTGATTAAGCCTGGAATGGCCATCGTAACAAACTCCGCTAATTTAACTGCTGACACAACTGTAGCTGATTACTTAGATACAACAACAATATTTGCTGACACGGAGTATGAGAAGAAATTAGTCAACGTTAGTCTACCAGCTATAGATACTCTTGGAGCAAAGCCTGTAATAACAAATGGTTTAGTTATCTCGCAGGCTGGGAGTGTTATATTTGACAAACAACAAAAATTAGCCTTAGCTGGAGACGCATTGATAATTGGTGGGTATGGCTTAGAAGAAGTAAAAAGGATTAGTGGTTGGGAGGTTTTATTTACTGATCTTAAAGTGGTTTTAAGCCCGATAAGTACAACAACGACTGCTGTTGTTAGTAATAGCGCTAATGTGCCTGTTACCTCAAGAAACGGCATACTAGATAGTGTGAGCGTTGTTAGTGGTGTTGGAATTAATCCAGCGGCTGCCTTGCCAACAGTACAAGATGGTGCTGGAGCGGTAAGTGGCGCTGGCTCGCTGGTGCTTACTGCTCCTCAAACACTAGAGGCTGGAGCTCTTTTGACTTTTTCTGGTGCAGGTCAAAAAGCTACAATAACGGGTTTTGTTGAAATCATTAAATCTGGTACGGCAAGTAACGTGATATATATTGATGCAGAAAAACTACTATCTATAACATAATAGTAAAAAAACAAGCAAAAGTGTGACTATTATAGATATAAATTAAATTAAATCATGTCTAACAACGAGCTTCAAACTTTACTTGACAATACTCCTGCAAAATCCTACAAAGATAAGATAACACAAATTGAAGAATACCTTACTAGTATAGCTGATGGGGAGAACATAGTCGTGGGTAATGGCAATGAATTAATATACCCAGATATGTGGGAGTATAAACACTCGTTTGCCGACGGGGTTTATATTAGAGAGATGAAAATGAAGCAGGGTCAACTAGGTTTTTCAGCCATACACAAGCATAGTTATGGGTTTTTCTTGTTGTCAGGTATACTAGCATCGTCAAAACAAGAGGGTGTTGAAGAGTTTATAGCACCTTGTTACGTAGTGTCACCACGAGGAGCAAAAAGAGTTGTATATGCTGTTGAGGATTGTGTTATAACCACTGTGCACGCAAACCCAACAAACACTCAAGATTTAAAAAAAATAGAACAAAGCAATGTTGTTTTTAGCTGGGCGGATTACGAAGAATATTTAAAAGAAAATAAATTATGATAAATTTAAACGGTACAATGTCACCAAATAACCATATGGATAGAACGTTTGGAGCTATTGCTGTTGGTCTAATAGGTGGGGCGGTCTCTATACACCAGGGAAACAAAAATAGAGATGACGCTAACAACATGGCGAAGGATGCCAAAGCCGAAAGAAGGAAACAAGAAGCGCTTTTTAACGAAGAAAAAAAAAGGTATAACGCTATGGAGTTTAAAAACGTGTATGCTAATATGGAAAACACTTACGAAGATCTAACGGTAAACCAACAACAAGCTCAATTCCAAGCACAGCAAGGCAATCAACAAAGAGCCAACATAATGCAAGGCATGAGAGGTGCTGCTGGTAGCAGTGGTATAGCGGGCCTGGCACAGGCGATGGCTAACCAAGGCCAATTACAAACACAACGTATATCCGCATCTATAGGCCAACAAGAATCTAGAAACCAAGCGATGACAGCTAGAGGAGCTATGGCGATACAATCAGCAGAAAGAGGTGGTGAGCAATGGGTTCAACAAGCAAATATGGATAGACAATCAACTCTTCTTGGAATGCAAATGGGTATGACAACCGGGGCAAACCAAGGCTTTCAACAAGCACAAGCAAATCAAATGAATGCTGGAATAGCTCAACAAGAAAACCTAGCTAATCTTACAGGTACAGTAGCTGAAGCGGCTGGTTCAGGAGAACATAACATTTTCAGCGCAGAAGCTTGGTTAGGTTAAGAAAGCTAATAAAAATAAATAAAGCAAAAATATGGGAGCAGATAGTACACTAGTAGGTGCGGCGTTTAAGCTTGGTTCGGCTAGAGCTGGAGCGGATAACCCTAATACGAAACCACTAACAGATGCTAATACTAGCATTAGCAAGGGTTTTATGGATATAGCTGTAGGGGCTATGAATAATTACAATAAGAAAAAAGAAATTCAGAAAGCAGGTGTGGAAAGACAGGCGCAGGTTTTTGACAGCAGGGTGAACCGAATCATAGAGAGTATATACGAGCAGGAACAACCAATGCACGATGGATTTATAGACGTATATAGGGGTCAAGTTGAGGCTTTACAAAAGCAGTTTGAGGATGTTAATACATTTGGTAAAAGTGATAATGTTGCTAACACTAGAGAGAGAGCTAGAATCATGGGCGAGTTAACAAGAATCAAAAGCGCCGCAGTGGGTTTTAGAGGTAAACTAGCGGCGTTTGTAGATGGACAACGAGTTGATGGTAATAAAGGCGAATACAATCAACATAGGATTGCTGCTAACAATCAAGCTCTGGATTTTTCTAACTACGATGAACTAATAAAAGATGGAAAGATAAGATTGGATTACGGCAAAAATGGAGTAGAGATAGTTTCTATAATTGGTGAGGAAGAATTTACCGTTACATTAGATTCTCTTA